GAGAAAAATCAGAGGTATAGTAAAAAGTCTAATAATGATCCTGTAAAGGGTGAAATCGGTAATCCGCAGCCAAGCTCCTACGTCCGTTTAGCAGGATAGGGAGAAGGTTCAGAGACTAAATGGGAACGGGTCATCAATGAAGGTCTAGCTAACCTGAGATGGCACAAGATATAGTCCGTCCTCCTTCGAAAGTTGGAGGGACGATCAATAAAATAAATGTTATAGTTTGTTTTATTGACGACAGAGATGAATATACATATTCCACAATCCGTGGAAGCAGCAATAGAATTACGAATGATTGCATCGATTCCACAACAAATTATTTCTCCGCAGAACTCCTTGCCCATTATTGGGATTTTACAGGATGCTTTGCTGGGAGCCAATCGATTTACCCGTCCCACCGTAGCCTTCTCTCGCAAGGATGCTATGAATCTTCTTGTCTTCTCGAAGATGTGGAACGGAAAACTACCAGAACCCGCCGTCACCGTCCCACAACCCATGTGGACGGGATCTCAACTGATTAGCGCAATTCTTCCCCCCCTTAACCTATCCATGAAAAATGGACAAGATCAAGAGGTGGAAATCAAGAATGGTATCCTTACAAAGGGGATGCTAGATTCCGACGTGTTCTCAAAGAATTTAATTCTTATTATGTATAATGATTATGGCCCGGATACCACCATTGATTTCATTGATGCTTTACAGGCCATGATGGGCCAGTATTTAGTAAATACTGGATTCTCGGTCGGTATTAGCGACTTGGTTGCAGATGAAGGTACGAAGAAGAAATTTACAGAAGCCATTAAAAATATTACCAATAAGACAGAAGAAGCAATTCTTCAGGTTCACACGGGTCTCTTTGAGAACTCAAGCGGCCGGTCGAACCAAGAAAACTTTGAAATGAAGATGATTGGAACGCTAAAGAAGGCAACCGACGAAGCTGGTGGCATCACAACAAAGTCGTTGGCGGATAATAATCGTATGACCAATATGATCAAATCAGGTGCCAAAGGCTCCAACTTGAACGTGAGTCAAATGATTGCCGTTCTAGGTCAACAAGTGATTGAGGGAAAGCGAGTTCCCTACGGATTTCAGAATCGTACGCTTCCTCATTTCAAGCGGTTTGACGATTCCGCCCGTGCCCGTGGCTTTATTCACTCTTCCTTCATGAATGGGTTGAAGCCTGACGAATTCTTCCCTCACGCTATTTCAGGTCGTGAGGGTATGATTGATACAGCAGTGAAAACGGCGCAGACTGGATATATCCAGCGTCGTATTCGTGTTACCATGGAAGACCTTGTAGCACAACACGATGGATCTGTAAGAGATTCTTCTGGTACTATCATCCAGTTTGCCTATGGTGAAGATGGTATGAATGCTACACGAATTGAATCTCAACCCATTGATTTGGTCAATCTGTCTGAAACACAGATCCGTGCAGCCTATATTGTACCGGATGCAACAGGGGATCGTCAAGTGAATTACACCAATCAGATTGTTGCCGATCAGAAACTATTGGTGGAAAATGTCTTCAATCGTCAAAAGAGTACCCGTGTTCTTTACCCTGTCAATCTGAAACGATTGGTAGAAGAAATTACTACAGGGTTTCAATTAAAGCCCAAGACGGCGACTGTTACAGGAGATCAAATCCTGGATATTCACGACACGATTTTACAGAAGACACGCAACCACAAAGTGTGGGGCATATTGCTTCGGTTTACACTAGCTCCTCACAAGTTGAAGGAGTTGGGCTTTACAAAACTCGCTCTTGATGCCTTGGCCCAAAAGGCAATTCTAACACATTGGAAGGCCTGGGTGGAACCTGGTCAACCGGTAGGAGTTATTTCTGCTCAATCCATTGGCGAGGTTCTTACGCAGATGACTCTGCGTACTTTCCACACGGCAGGAGCTTCTAACATGACCTCGGGTGTTCCTCGATTGGATGAACTACTCAAGGTCACTAAGAATCCTAAAATGATTGAATGTACAATCCCTCTTCGCAAGGATTTGCGAGAGTCCAAGGAGGCCGCCCGAATGGCAGCCCAATCCATGGAATTTACTCTTCTTCAGGATCTTGTTACGACAAGTTCTATTTATTACGATCCTCGCGATGATATGACCTTGATTCAAGAGGATGCTGAATGGTTGGCTTACTTTGCCGCCTATGAAGCGATTGTATCCAAGGATACTGCAAAAAAATCGCCTTGGTTACTTCGCTTTGAACTCGACCGTGAAAAGATGTTTGCAAAGAATATTTCCATGGATGATATTGCCTATGTTCTCAAAGTGAGTATGAAGGTAAATACCTCCACCATGTACAGTGATTTCAATGCATCTGAACTGGTCTTTCGTCTTCGATTGATTGATTCTACGGATTCGATGAATGATCAGTTGATTAATTTGAAACAATTGCAGAATAAGATTCTGACAACCACCGCGGTGAAAGGAATTCCAGGCCTTCGCAGTGTAGGATTCAAGAAAGTGAATCAGGATCTGGAACTTGTGGATGGTGCCTACAAGGCAGTGGATCAATTTGTATTAGTGAGTGACGGTAGCAATCTTTTGGAGATTCTCTGCCACCCTAGCGTGGATCCCACACGTGTCTATAGTAACAATGTATATGATATGTATGAAAACTTTGGAATTGAAGCGGCAAGAGCCCTTCTTCTCAATGAACTACGCAATACAATTTCCTCAGGCATTCATACCCGTCATACAGGTATGTTAGTGGATCGTATGACAGCAAAGGGTCGTCTCATGAGCTGCGATCGCTACGGCGTCAACAAGCTCGACATTGGAACCCTTGCCAAAGCCTCCTTCGAACAAACGGAGGAAATCATGCTGAAGTCGGCTCTCTATGGAGAACGTGACCCTATTCTGGGCGTCAGCGCCAATATCATGTTAGGGTCAGTCATCCGTGGGGGAACCTCCTTTAGCGATGTTCTCTATGATGAAGCGACCGCCATCCAGCTACGAAAGGATGCCCCTCCTCCCCCTTCCGCTATTTTGGAAGTACAAGACGAGCTTACCCAAGAGCAAATCGAGTCAAAACTCTATGCTCCAAAAGTGTCGGCCTTCCAAGCCCTCGATATTGCCGTTCCTGCTTCTACCGAAGTTCAAACCGCAGTGGAAGAGGAAGACTTTGAAGTTGAATTAGTGGTGGAGTAAACTATTTATAAATGATTTTTAAATCCGTGACTGTACCTTAACCACTCGAACATACCTCCTAAAGGTTGGACCCTATACTATACTAGAAGATGGGGTTTATTTATAAAATAACAAATAAGATTTCAAAAAAATGTTACATTGGGGAAACGACTGAAGAAAATCCTGAAGAACGTTGGAAACGTCATAAATATGCCATTTCCAAGGGGGTTGGATGTCCTGCTTTGCGCGATGCAGTTGTAAAATATGGACTTGAGAATTTTACATTTGAAGTCTTGATTATATGCTTTGATGAGAACAGATATGATCATGAAAAAGAATATATTAAAAAATATAATTCTGTAGTTCCGAATGGATATAATATTTTGGAAGGTGGAGCGGGTGGTGGATTCAAGGGAAAACATCATACTCCTGAAATGATAGAGAAGATTGCCGCTATCAATCGTAAGAGGTTTGAAGATCCTGCAGAAAGAAAGAAATGTTCTGAACGAGTTGCAGTTTATTTGAAACATGTGAAGGATTCTGGGATTGATTGGGGTAAAAAAGTAACCTCTTCTGAAAAATATCAATTGGCACTGAAAGAGAAACGAGTAGGGGGAGGAGCTCATGTAAAAGAAAAGGCAAAAGAAGTAAATGCCAAAATAAGTGCAAGTTTAAAAGAGTATTTTAAAAAGAATGATGGTAATATTGTAAATACAGTAAAACACCGTGAAAGCATGGCAAAAGCGGTTGGAACGAAGGTACAGCAATTTACAAAGGAAGGAACATTGCTAAAATCCTTTCCAAGTTATGCTCAAGCCGCTAGGGAAACAGGTGTAGCCCCTTCTTCTTTAAAAGCATGTGTAAGTGGAAAACTAAAATTAGCAGGAGGATTTGTTTGGAAAAAGGAAACACTTTCAACCACCCTAACAATAGAATAAAAAAGGTCTAAAGATTCTAACCGTAAATCTATACGTGGGAGTCGCCTAGGGGTCAGGGCGAGTCGCTTAAGACGGCTTGGAGAAATCCGCGTGGGTTCGAATCCCACCTTCCACATATTAGAATCCCTTCTACACCAATCGGTGTAGAAGGGATTTTTTTATTTTTAAAAGCAGATTTTCAATAAAAATGAACAATCTTCTACCAAATTACAAACTACCATTCAAATGACTCCCAAACAAATTCTATCTCTTTTCATACTTTCAGCTGGTGTGGCCATGACTGTGAGTGGGTTGGCCATCGGAATAATTCCCCTTCTTGTTATAGGAATTCCATTAGCGGCATTAGGAGGCGTACTATTTCTGCTCTAAAGATAGGGATATGAAAACTCGAAAAATAGTACGATCTAAATCTCATATGCAGCAAATCACCCGACTGAGTGATCAGATTCTTCACCTTCCAACCAATCTTCAAGTTGTAAGATCTCTTCCTAACGAAATTGGAATCAATGGCAAACTCATCACGACGGGTACTCCTTCTTTTACAAAGGCGGATACATTAGAATGTGAAATAAAAGATTTGATTTCAGTCAAAGAGGAAAAAGATTTGTTTTTTAAAATTATTACACCCAATGATCAATTGGTACCTGCTTCAATTCTTTTTCAGAAAAAACATCATGAAATTGCAGATTCTATACTACGATTATTTATAATTGAACATATGTCTCTCTATGAGTCTGATAAAACGGCCTGGCTTGAAATGAGCATCAGTAGACCAAGTATCACAGATACATTTTATAAACAATCCTTCGAGTTTTATAAAAAGAATTGTATGCCAAACTTATCCGTATATAATTCTGTGTATATTCGAGCAGATAAAGATACTTCTTCGAATCTTCCATTTATAAAAGTAGAAACCCTTCATTCACTTGAAACACAAACCTATCATTCATTAAAACCAAATACATACGATGTTGTTGCATTAGCATTGTTAACTGATACAGCAGGATTTACGTACAAAGACTATACAAAAATGAATTGTCGTGGACGAGATTCTGCAAGTATCCAATGGAATTCTCTCTATGTACTTATGTCCACTCATTGTTTAAAGAAAGGAGGATCCTTGCATATTCAATTCTATGGTGCACACTCGTATAGTCTATCACAATTTATATCCTTTGTATCTTCCTTATTTTCAGATCAACTTATTATAAAAGATAATACAAATAGTGCATCTACGATTACAAATGTATTTGTCTGTATATTTCAAGGATACAAAGGAATTACAAAAGAACAGAAAGAGATATTGCTTCAATGGTATCATGGGAGAACCTCCACCACGTATTATAGTGATTTGGGAGTTAATGTACACCCTGCCATTCATACTGCCCTTCAGACACATTCAAAATTGCACGATACAACTATACAAACGGTCTATCGCATTGCAAAAGAGTACAAGCATATTTTAGATAAAACGTCTACGACCTCACGTAAATCGATGGTAGAGTGGATCAGTGAACAACGAGTGGATCATTTTTTAACTCAAGTCAGCCGAATTTTAGAAAAGAATGAATCCAAGTAGATGAGAAAGACCCGCAAAGCTGTCAAGCACACTATTCATTTTCACAAATTCCCGAGTGGAAAAGAGTATTTGTACATTCATCAACCGTCTGGTGAACGTGTCTTTATTCGAAACATCTTATTTATTCATTCAACGAATGAAAAAACAATTGCATTAGTGCATGAATGGGGTAAGAATCCGAAAAAGGAGTACGAACCGCCAAAGGGGCAAATGGAATGGAAAGAGGCTAAACTCTATGGAGCCGTTCCGAATCAGAAAGTGACCGAAACAAAACTGATGAGGATGATGAAAGCTGCGGTGATTCGTGAAATTGGGGAAGAAGCTAAATTTTTAAAGACTGAATTAGAAAATGTTCACCCGCTTCCCTTGGTGTATGAACAATCGTTCAAAGGAGCTCCGTTAAAAACAGATCGCTTTCGCTACCAGTTTTGGGCTGCCACCGTTAGTCAAGCCTCTATGAAAAAGGCTCAAGAACGAATTCAACACTTGGTGGATCACCCCGACTATACTAATATGTTAGCACCGGATCTGAAAGAAAAAGATGGGTTAATTTGGTGGAACCCCTCGGATGGATGGGATAAGATTCGATCTGGCTTTTCTAAGAATATGACGCAGCAGTACTACAAATATTATTATTAAATATTAGTTTAAACGGTTCCGCCCCTATCTTTGTATGGACGGTATATTGGAAAGGGGGGGAAGGGGGGGCCCCGCCGAGGAACGATGGATTCCATGGACAGACGATTCTCCAAAGGATACCCATATCATTCGAACCTTGGAGAGCAAGGCTCTTTCCATTGCAAAAGAAGAAATAACCATGTACTATGAACAGGGACAATGGGATGATTATAAAAAGATAACGAATCCATATGAATATATCTTTTTATCCTGGAATCGTCGAACATCACGATCGGTTGCCACACGATCTCCTCTTTCTAGAAGTTATTTCAAGATGATTGAGTTTTGGAAGTATGCAAATCTTACAAAAGAACTTTTAACTCTTGTAACACGGGAGGGAGGTTTGAAAACAGCTCATAGTGCAGAAGGTCCAGGGGGATTTTTAGAAGCTATTGCAGTTATGACAGATACACTAAAATGGAACTATTTATCATGTCATGCAATTACGTTAAAAAGTACAACCAAACATGTTCCAGGTTGGAGAAAGGCAATCACTTTTTTGGAAACACATCCAACTGTACATATTTCGTATGGCAAAGATGAAACAGGAAATATTTTACAAAAAACAAATCGAACTCATTTCTTGGAGGAATGTAAGAAGGTTCATCTGTATACAGCCGACGGCGGATTTGATTTTAGTAGTGACTATAGTGCACAAGAAGATTCTATTTTTTCACTCTTAGTGGCAGAGATTTTGATTGGAATTCAGTGTTTGCAAAAAGGAGGGGTTATGATTATCAAATGTTTTGATACGACGGAGAAACAAACATTAGATTTATTGTGGATGACCTGTTCTTTGTTTCGAGAATGGAACTTTATGAAACCTAGGACAAGTCGAGCTGGAAATGCAGAACGATATTTTATTGGACGAGGATTTTTGGGAAATGATGCAGGAGTACAGGAAATGGTAGAGTTATTGGAAGCCTCTAATAAAGAGGTACCTCTTCTTAAAAATAAATATCCGAGGGAATGGATCCAAACCATGTGGGAGATTCAGGAAGCCATTGAAAAAGAGGAATATCGAATCATTCGCGATACAATCGCCTTGATTCGAGAAGAACATTCTAATTCAAGTACTCTTCGAAGTCTCATTCGCCAAAATGTAATCCGATCCATGGAATGGTGTAAAGAACATGGTGAATCTATTTCAACTGAATGGGAAAGTCATTTGGATCGATATGTGGCCCAAGAAGTGATTGATCTGTTTCAGATTTTAAAACCGACCCTTCCTCCTCCTACTACCCATCGGATTCCATCCTGGACGGTACGGTCGGAACGAGTTCCGACAGAACGACTGTTTGAAGGATTTCGACAACCTGTTAGTTCTGTGTTAACTGTGGAAGAGACCCCTTCAGAAACTTTACCTCTAGATCCTGATCCAATCATTATTTCATCTTTGTCAACTTCGGTCAGTAGCTCCTGGGAAGCAAACACTAGTCGCTCCGCGACTAGTGTTTCTTCTCCAGCTGAAAGGAGCCAGAGAGGACTCTCCTCGCCTATCGGCGAGGAGAGGTCCCCTCCAGCTGGAAGGAGCTATCTTACTTCTCCCCCCGCTTCGCGGGGGGAGAACCCGATAGCTGAAAGGAGCTGGGAAGCAAACACTAGTCGCGGAGCGACTAGTGTTTCTTCTCCAGCTGAGGCTTCACAAACTGATCCACCAGAACGGTTCCCACGTGCACAGAGGCGTTATGCTGACTTGTTCTCCCGTCCTCGACGGACTCCAACTGTCGCAACATCATCTCTAGCAGATCTTCTGGATACGATCTCGTAATCAACATAGCAAAGATTCTCGGAAACTCTTTTTGATAGTCCGAAAATCGGGAACTGACCTGCGCGGCTGACTCGGAGGTTAGAGCTGCAGTCACCTCTTCAATCATCCTCCTCGCGCGTACTGATTTCGGTTCCGTTACAACCGTAGTAATCGTAGACGCTTCCATTTCCTTTCAGTCTTCTTTTCTTTTTTGATTTTATCCGTATCAATAAAATTGAATTGTCTTTTTTGTAAATAGAATATAATGACAAACTGCCTAGACCTTCCTCCATATTCTTATACCCTCTCCTACATTCTTACAATGGGTCTCTGCCAATCAAAGGACACAACGGCAAACACTGCCGCGCGAGTCAAACTTATCACTGCCTTTGCCTGGAACTCTGACTGTAGTAAAAGCCGCGCCGACATGAAGGCTGCCTCTGATGAGGCCGCCACGGCAGCAGCTGCTGCTGTGAGTGAGCTGCCTTCTGAGAAGGCCGCCCTTTACAACGGCCTTCTGCCATGCCTACAACGTGTCAGAGAGCTTCCTCAGGAAATCACCAAGATTGAATCCAGTGAGGAAAGGCAAAAACTGTATTCTCTCATGCGTATAATTGACGATGCGACCTCTCTGGCTCTGACTGGAATTGCCCTTCCAGCGACGCATCCTGTGCGCACTGCGATAAAGCACTATTGCAACGAGATTCACGGAATTGTGAATCAACTCGAACAGGCCATGAAGGCCTAGTCTATCTGAACCGCTTCTGTTTTTTATCCGTAGAATATTGCAGAAATTAAGTATCATTCCATTTTCAAACGTTTAGGAAAATCATCCACTGTCATTAATTTATCACAATTAAAATGCCGTTCAATAATTTTTTGAACAGTTGCATCATCTCTTGTATCATTTGGACCATGTGCTGGAATTTTATATATTATATGATATTCTGATATATGTACTAATTCAATTTCTGATAAATTTTTAACATAATAAATCGATAAGATTTTCATATTTATAAATCCATTTTTAAGAATAGAATCAATTAATTGAGGATTATATTGTGTATTATCAAATTCCATGGAAATATTTACAAATAAGATTGGAATTTTATTTTCTTTAATATATGTAAGTCGTTCGATTCCTCTTAAAAAATGTTGTTTTATTTTATCAACACTTAAATTATGATGAGCTATTGTTGCAGAGTGATAATTTTCAACATCATTAAATAATTTATGTATTGTACGAAACCCATATTTTTCATTTTCTTTAGCCATAGCAACAATATTTTTTGAATAAAGTAAATATTTTTCATCAAGTAATATTTTAAAATCTGTGTCAAAACATTTAATTAGATTTGTATAATTACGAATATTAAGACTTCCAAAAATAGATGAAAATTTAATTAAATTCAATCGTTTCAAAATCATTTCTGTATAACATCGTACACCAATTGAATAAACAACTTTAACCGGCCATATTGTATGTGATGCAATATAAACACCCTCAGGATCAAACTTTTCTGCCGTTCTATAGGCATCTACCTTTCGAAATGGAGCTTGACTGAAGGGTAATACCGAAGCGACCCATATCCAATTCATCATATTATTGGCTGGATTGTAATCAACCAAATGCTGTGCAAAAAATCGTTCCCCTAGTCTCCAATGGACATGCATATCCTTCACTAGCCAATTGGCAACGACTAATCGTGCACGGTTGTGCTTGTACCCTGTTCGCAACATTTGATTCATCCCTGCATCGACCATGGGAACCCCTGTTTCTCCCTTGCACCATTTGTCAAAGATTTCTTTCTGTTTGTCCGTCACAGCATGATCTTTCTGAAAGTCGTACGGATGCACCTTGTACAACAGTTCAAACGCATCCATAATATTGGCATAAAACTCTCTCCAGTACAACTGCCGTACAAAGGCATCCAACCCTTTCTTCTTTCCTTCCCAATAGACTTCACGAATGCTGACGGTTCCAAAATGTAAATGGGCCGATAACATGGAAGTGGATTGAGATGGAATATCATGAATTTTTTCGTAATTAGAAGGGATTGAATGCATGAAGTGGCGGCCTTCTTCTCGTCCCCCTTTTACAGCAATTTCTTCATTGGGATGGGGAACTAACCGTCGTCGCATAGTTTCTAACGACACTTCCATAGGGTAGCTTCGTAAGGAACGCGTTTTCTTCCCTCCCCCACTTCGTACAATAAAAGGACCTGAAATCGCAGCAGTAGGATGCGGCACGAGATGCTCTCGTGCGGCTGTCCAAAAGGGTGTAAACTTTTGGTATGGGTTTCCACTGCCATTTAACACCGATCCAGGAGCTGTTAAATAAGAATCCTCCATACATTCATACGGAATGTGAGAGTCCTGTAATGCTTTTATACGTTCCTTGGCATAGGGTGTATAATCTTTCACATCAATAACACATTCAACTCCTAGTTTTCTATCTAACGCTTTTAATACCTCCACAGTATCTCCATAGCAACAAACTAATCGTGATTTCTTCTCTTTCAAAGCAGCATCTAGACTTTGTAAAGAGGTGATCATGAATTGAATGGAATTGACGGATTTTAATTTATTGGAAGTAACTTGTTCAGGTGTAAATACAAATAAAGGGAGTATGACTGTTTTTAATTCAATCGCTTTTTTATGAGCGGCTTCGAGTCCTCGATGATCGGGAAGTCGTAAATCACGGTGAAATAAATAAACTACCACCATTTAAACTCTCCCTACTCGGTTCTTTTTAAAATGCGTAGCTCCTCTCACCTCATAAAGCAGGGCTTGTTTCGGATGCAATATGTAAGTAATATCGATCTTCTAAAATATATAAATATCAAACGAACGATAGAACCGGTAGCACCGTATCTAGCATTAGTAGGTAATTGTGGATCGACTGAAACGCTTCCTTTTCTATTTCAATATAGTTCCAAAGAGTTTGAAAAAGTATTTTATGTACCAGGACCTGAAGATCCTCCGTATAGTTGGTTAGAACAAACTTCGAAACAGTTCAATAATGTGCATCTATTGCAACGAGATTCATATTATCTATCGGAGTATAATCTTTCAATTGTGGGGACGACTTGGTGGAAACATACCGATTCATGGGCCCGACGAGGATATCCTATTTCAGGCAATGTAAGAGGTTCGTATGATACACAATGGATTCAAAGTCAGGTGGAAGTTCATAAACAAAATTATCAAGATATGGTTTTGCTCACCTATCATACCTTTCCTTATGTCTATGATTCCATTATTAAACTGCATATATACGGCGATGATACTCAACCAATGCTTTATTATAAAGATCAAACTCTAAAAGCAGTGAATCCGAATAAGGTTACGAATGCTTGTATAGAAATACCGATTATGACAATCGAAACAGCAGATAAATCAGAAATACTTGTATAAAACCCAACAGATTATCGCTAATGCAATTAGAATTAGAATGCAAAATAAACTATAGAGAATCCATCGTCGATCTGGACTATATATAATTTCAGTGGTAACCACCGAGGAAGAGGAGGAATTGATCCAATTTGTACGACAAGAGGGACAGATTCCATGAGTTTGGAAAAGAGATTGACAATTTGGATGGAGAGGGATCCTGCATCCACAGGAAGATTGAACAAACAAAATGATTCCTCCTTGCCCACAATGTGAGCAAAGAGGAGCAGAGGCTAACGGACTATAATTCATTTCTATTTCATTCGTATACTTTGGTTTATATAGGAAAAGAAATTACGTTCCCATGTTTGAATTGAATCTGAAAAATTCATAGCAGGAGTAAAGACAATCGGACGACAATGGCGCATAAATGGAAAAATAGATGACATAGGCTGACGGGTAAGAGTCATTAAAAACATGGCTACAACGGCAGCGGATCGTTGCACTCCTGCCCAACAATGAACTAAAATAATAGCCCCTTGATTATATTCTGCCATCAGTTTATATATAATTTCAGGGCTCCACTCGGTTAATTTCTGAATATCTTCTTGTAAGAGGGAATCGTGAATGGGAACACGGTATTGATGAAGAATACTTTTCTCAAAGGGTACATCTTTGGTGCAGTTAAATACAGTTGTAATATGATTTGCTCGTAACCAATCCGAATCTAGAGCAGCATTTTTATTCCCAAGCCATAGACGAGGAAGAATTTTACTAGCATTAGGAACTGTCTGGGCCATCACTCTCTTCTGATGGCGGAGGTTCTTGTGGAATAAGTATACCGCTTATATGCCATTGTAATGTTTTTTGATATATTTGTTGTATAGTAATTGTTTGTTCCATACTATCTCTCCACATATATCGAGGAGAATATCCGTAATTATCATGCATCCATTTGTTCTGAAGTAATAGTTCCCAACTATTCTGATATATAGGAGGACATTTTCTTTGTTGAACAGATCGATACAAACTTGTTTTATGCAATTTGTTAATTTGTTCAAAGAGTTGATGAAGAAGTTCTGATCGAACAATTCTTGATTCGGATGTTTGAAAAAATCGTCGAGTTGCATCCATTCCCAATTCAAGTTGATTTTGCATAAAAAAAGTGTTTATAGAATATCGAGCTTCTACAAATCGAGCTAAAAAGGAAGGAAGGGTCTCTCCTCGTTCAAACGCAAGACCCTGTATTTGATGAATCAAATTCATTAATTGCGGCAAAGACCAGGCTTGATTTGTGTAAGGATTTCTTGGATTCATCGGATCTGCGCGTCCCCATTGTTCAAAATATAGATTTTCACGAATCATTCGGATCATACTGTGAACATGAAATCGATATATTGTTTTTGTATTATGACAAAATACTTCTACTGCATCTTTGTTTGCAATAGGATCTAATGTTCGTAAATCGGTATCTCCTATGAGACGACGCCGATAGAGTCGAGCACGAACACGTTGAATCCATTTTCGAGCCACCCACCGTAGCTTCATTTGATGCGCATATTCATTTTCTAATAAAACTCCAGTTGCCTTCCAATGAAAAAATGGATTATAACGTTCTTCGGCCTCAATTGTTCGTTGTGGAACTTCCTTCCATACACGATATGATTTAAAAAGATCATTCCATTCGGTAATACTTCGATCGTGACTATAAAAAGGAAGTTGTATATACTCTGGAAGGGTTCGTTTAGAAAGCATACGTAGTTTACCAGGAAGAGGAAGTTCATTTATACCAGATAGAGTCATTCGAAAGGCTTGAACCAAGGATAGATTGGAAGGGACATAGGAAGTGAATCGTTTATGTTTTATACGTTTTATCGATTTTACAGTCCTTCGAGGTACTGTTACACCAGGATGAAAGGTATACATTTAAAGTAAAATGTACAGTGACGTTTAAATCCTTCCACAGTAGAGATGGAGTCGATTCTTTTAAAAAAACCAGGAGCCGATTGGGGGCCTCTTCTTTGGAAGATCTTTCACACATTGGCGGAATGGAGTGATCGTCGAGATATTGTCTACCGATGGAAACATATGGTGGAATTAGCTTCTACAACAATTCCATGTGAAATATGTCGACGTCACATGCAAGAATATCTTCGAGGAAATTCAATTTTTGTACGATCGTTGGAAACAGCGGCCCCTCCTCCTCCTGTTCGACGATTTCGCGGGGTTGTACCTCCGACTGTAAAAGGATGGACTCCTGCGAAAGGAATTGAAGTACAACAGGCTATTCGTAAAGGACTTTGGAAATTTCATAATCATGTAAATCGTTCTGTAGGAGCTGCTGAACTACCAGAAGAAGAAGCCTATGCCCTGTATCAGACGGTAGATAGATCCACCGCCTGTAAAGAGATTCGAGAGGCTCTTAAAACACTCGAATCTTTTTGGAAACCTCATGCTCGTAGCACCTATAAAGAATGGAATATTGAACTATTGGCTCTCTTAGCACTTATTGAATCAGGATCTTATTAAGCAGAGGGAACACATAGAACAGGAGTCGTTGCTTCTCCTGTAGAACCAACATTTGCCATGTTGTTTACAATTTGAAAGACATCTCCTAGTTTAAGATCGACTAAATTCCACATTCCGTAGGCCACACCGATTCCTAAGGTTAGACTTAAGGCGGTCATTAAATATGTTTCACATCCTAGTATATACCGAGATACACCCAAGATAATTGCAATAATACAGATGGCTACCATGGCGCTAATCATATAGGAGGCTCGGTTTGCAACAAGTTGCTCATTGGCTCCACTTGGAGGAATCTTTGTATAATTTGCTAATGCATTTAAAAAGAGATAGGCAAGTACAAAGCTTGTAATAGACATCCAACTACTTACTAAGACTTCAATCGACCCTTGTTTATTTAAACTACAGGGGCCAGTAGAAGAAAAAAACTTTAGAAATCCATTGGGTTCCGTCCCTACAATTCCACGCATAATTAGCTGAAATGCAAACACAATCAATCCCAAAAATGCCGTTACAAGTCCTAACACTAAAATAGGAACAATTCCTGTCATGGAACCAATCAAAAGAGATCCAACCATAAAAATAGTCGGAAGATTATTATAGGTCCCAAAGACTAATTCACGCCCTCGAAGTATCCAGCTCATTCTATTTCTATTTACAAGAGGGGATATAAATATCCCCTCTTGTAAATAGAATCGTGGTAAAAAAGAAGCAAAGCATCCTTTTTACCGTTATTCTATTTAATAGTTTTATTTAGTAGCACATACATAAATAGGTTTGGATCCTCCATAATTGGTACTGAGGAGAGGAAAGTTATATAGATTTGTTACACGACGTTGCGTTCCATAGTACAATCCTACAAATAGACTACTACCCAGAACAGCTCCTAGTACAACTCCTAGAATAATTCCAAAGAGTGTATCGTGTGAGGCAAGGAATCGGTAGGCAAATAGAATTGCTGAAAAGAGAAGTAAAAAGCAGAGACTGACGGTTGCTGCTAAGGATCGATTGGGAGAAATATCTAGTTCAGGCTGATAGAAGAAGGGAAGAGGCGCCATCCATCCTAGAACTGTACCCAGAAACATCGTGTAATAACTAGGAAGATCTGCTTTTGTAGTTGTACCATTCACTGCAATACGTTCCACGGATGTACCGGGGAATTTTCCAGTGGATCGTGTGGTAAGAGCCCATCCTGAGGGGACCATTTCTCGTAAAAAATTTGCAACCAGTGGCTGAAATAAATTTACAGATAATAAAGAAAGTCCAAGAGCGGTAAAAGAGGGGCTTTGAAGTATCAATGCAAAAAGACAAACAGATACAAGAATTGTATCAGGAACAATATCAAGGGTATATTTAAACGCTTCCGTAATACCTGTAAGGAAAGTAGGAGGCGCTTTATTCGCGTTCGGTGAAGAAAATAAATCAGCCATGGGAATCCCGTCCTTCTACAAACGGCTGATACAAACTATAAAAGGATTGGCGACCCCGCTTCAACTGGAAGGTCGCCCTACCCTTCTTGGTTTTGATGCAAATTGTGCAATTTATGATGCAGTTGCAAGTCTCTCCAAACGAAAACCGTATAATAATACAATCGCGTGGGAGTCTGAACTAATTGAAGAAACCATACGAATTATTGAAAAAATTATAAAAGAGGTAAATCCATCAGAAGCGGTATGGGTGGCCTTTGATGGAGTAGCGCCGATGGCAAAAATTCGTCAACAACGGGGACGACGATTTAAATCCGTTCCCTTGGAGGGAAGTTGGAATACCAATGCAATTACACCGGGAACTGCTTTTATGAATAAATTGGGAGCAGCCTTTCATACATGGTCCAAACGGCAATCATTTCCTGTGTATGTAAGTGCTACCGATGAACCTGGAGAAGGAGAACAGAAGTTGATGGAAAAATTACGAAAGAATCCAACGTCTCACATGGTAGTGTATGGATTGGATGCCGATTTGATTATATTGGCACTATTGCATCTACCTCATGCGAAACTCCAACTATATCGTGAAGATGTAGCCTTTGGTCTCAAATCGACTGAAAAACAATATTTGTATTTATCGATTGAACTTTTGGCAAAGGAACTTTTCGCAAAATGGAATCTTACAATGGATGAATTTGCAGCTTGTATGAATCTGCTGGGAAATGATTTTGTTCCTCATGGACTTGGTTTTAAAATAAAAGAAGAGGGAATGGAACGTGTATTAGACTCCTATCAACGTTTACGTGTATCTCATCCTCCCCTTGTTTCAGGACATGAATATTATTCTCCTACCTTACAAGCTCTTTTGGAACAATTAGCGAAAGAAGAACCCATCTATTTGTTAGAAATTGCAAAAAATAAACTTACTTCTCATCCAGGACAATTCTGTTTTAGTTCTGATCCAGTGGAACGAGCCAAAGCGGAAGAGAATGATCTACCGATTGTATGGGCCGCTGAACGTTGTCTACTTGAAGAAACGGAAGGAGACTGGCAGCTTCGGTCAAATTACAGAGAAGCCTACCAGCGGGTAGGACTGTGGGGAGCTTCTTCAAGTATAACGAGTGAGAAATATTTGGAAGCCTTGGCCTGGTGTTTTGCTTATTACAAAGGAATGAAAGTGGATATGGAATGGTATTATCCATGGTGGGTCGCCCCGTTGTTGGATACGGTACATGTTCCAGATCGTCTTGTAATTCCTACAACAATACGACCTTCCTTGGAACCCGTGGATCAATTAGCCATGGTATTACCTCTTTCTTCCTATTCTCTTTTACCGACTTCGTATCAAGCCTTTCCAAAGGATCATCCTGAACTCTTTCCACTCAAGTGGTCCATGATGTCAATGGGGCGACGATTCTTGTGGGAATGTGAACCGATGATTCCATTGGTTCTTCCAGAGACTCTTCGCAAATGGAAAAATCATCTGCGCCGAGCTTGATCCGCTCGGTCGAGATAATTTGTTACGTTTGCTACCGCGGGTGGAAGGGGTTTCCCAGTAAAGAGCATAGCAAGAGCCGCCCCGCCAATGGCAAGGGATGCTGCAATGGGAAGAAGTGCTTCCCCCCACCGAAAGGCTGTATGAGCAACTTGAAATGGAAGAGGAGCCCTTGCAGCAGCTTCGTCTTCTTGACGACGCCGAGCGGCTTCTGCAGCCGCCGCAGCTGCGGCGGCGATGGCAGCCGCCTTGCACCGTCTGGCCTCTAAATAGGCGGGATACGGCTGTATGAGTACACCTATGAGAAAGATGGTCGCTACAAAGAACTGCCAGGAGGCCAGGTCGATGATGCCCATTGTAATTGTTATAGAGCCAAAGAAAATCAGAAAGATGCACTGAGATACATCGTAAAATGCGAGAAAATCGGTAAGTTCGGTAATAAAATTCATGGTGTAGAATGGATAGATTCTATAGTTGAAAAAAGGGCATTCAATTTTATAGAAGAGAGGGAGCGAAGCTCCCTCTCTTCTATAAAGTTTCAATCGACTCATTTCCAGCCCCTTTGGGGCTGGAAATGAGACGATTTCAATTTTATAAACATACCAGCGGCAAAGCCGCTGGTATGTTTATGAAGTTTCAAACGACCAAAGAACCCACCCGCTTTGCGGGGGGTCCTTATACAATTTTATAAAAGAGTTAAAAAATGATTCATTTCTTTCTCCATACACTCTATATAAAAAAATGGAACTGCAATATATCGGCGCTAAATGGTGCAAAGCCTGTCATGCAGTAAAACCCAAAGTAACTGAATTGTCAGAACAATCCAAACTTCCTCTCCAAGAACTCGATTACGATGCTCTTACAGAAAAAGAACAAGCTACAATTGGAAAACTTCCCACCATTCGAATCCTAGAGAATGGAGTAATTCAAGCTGAATTTATGACAAGTACTGCAGCAGATTCTTTAAAACTTTATTTACAATCCAAGAAGCTTCTACCCGAAGAAGAGTTCTAGGACCTAG